ATAATCCTCTATAGCTCAGTTGGTAGAGCAGGTGACTGTTAATCACCCTGTCCCTGGTTCGAGTCCAGGTGGAGGAGTAAGACGGGGGATGAGCTCGCCCGCGACGGTGCTAACCACACTGTGATCTTGAGAGTTGGTTTCTCTCTTTGCTCCCTTGGAAACTGTTAGTATGTTAGGGTTTAGAAAATGCCCCATAGCAAGCATACCAATAAGTCCATTGTATGCTCGGATAGCTCAGCGGTAGAGCATCTCGTTTACACCGAGGCGGTCGGGGGTTCGATCCCCTCTCCGAGCATTGTAAATAATAGGGACGATTTGAGGTAGTTCAGTGGCTCATCGTATGACCAAGATTCAACCGGAACATCTTCTGACCAAAGCAGAGTGTCAAAAGATGATCGATATTGCCATTGATAGGCACAACAAGACAGCTACTATGATTAGTGCATCTCTTGGATCTTTTCTGTTGTTCTTCTATGCAGACGGTGTCATTAGAATGATTGACATGGTAAAGTGAAGTAGAATAAATAAACCAACTACAGAATAATAATGGAAGTATTTTCTGTTTCAGAGTTTCAGGATCGATGGGATGAACTCATCACTAGGGTCGAAGGAGGTGAAACACTGGGGGTTGTGAACAGCGAGGGACAGGCCTGTGTGCTGGTAAGAGAGGATCTTGAGATCCTTACTCAGTATAGAATCAATAACAATGAGGCCAGTTGATCAGGTGTAACACCACTTGATCATCACAATCAAAATCACTTATAATAACAAGGTAATTCAATCGACTAATGACTGTCACTTCCAAGTTCAAAAAAGATATCTCCACTCTTCGTGGAGCGGCCAATGGTGATTTCTTTCTTGATGTTAAGAACCCGAAACTTTTCAAGAAAGTTCGTAAGTATTATGAGAATGATGGTGTAGAATTCTCAGGTGATCCACTTGATGACTATGACATCCTTATTGACTGTCTCAATGAGGATCTTGTGACTTCTGAGGTACAATGAAGATTCTGAATGAACGGTTTCCATACCGTTATGTTGAGTGTGGAACCCTAGACAATGGGTTCCCAGACTATCGTATTCAAAAAGCAGACTCCTATACCAAAAAGTATAGAGACATGTATCTCTGTGACAATGGTATGCAATTGTCTCTAGCCATGGAAGACTTCGAGTATACAAAGTGGTTAGATCCTGAAGGAGTTCCTTGTTATACCAAGGACAAAGTCTCGGGAAGACTCTAAAAGCGCACTGGTCGGGATCTTTCATCCGGGTTTCCAGTTTTACCATAAGAACTGGTGGCGAGCCGAGCACCCAGTAGGAGGTCTTTGACCTCCTTCTTTATGCCTATATACTGCAGTTATATTTTCTATCATGGCAGAGGGAAAGGCAGCAAAGTCTGCAAGTGGAGCTTCGATGTCTAAGTATGATGTTGAAGTTGAGGCACGTTTGAAAGCTATTGAAGCCGAGATCTCTTCTATCAAGGAAGGTCTGAAGAGTCATGGCCACGGTGGTGGTAATGATTGTGCTCATTGTGACGCAAGAATGGATGATCTCCTTGAGAGACTTGGAAGAAAAATGAAATTCTGATATAATATAACCAACTGAGCTTTATCATGGCAGAATATAGAAAGAAGGCACTTGTACTTGGTGCCGGTGGGTTCATTGGATCCCACATGGTGAAGAGACTCAAGTCTGAAGGCTATTGGGTCCGTGGTGTTGATCTTAAATCTCCTGAGTTCTCAAAGACAGAAGCTGATGAGTTTGTTCATGGTGATTTGTCAGACAGAAGTTTCACTAAAAGAGTTCTAGAGTTCAAAGGAGAACTTGGTAATTTCTACTATCCAGTTCCAGAAAGACTCATTGAACCTTTTGATGAGATCTATCAGTTTGCTGCTGATATGGGTGGTGCTGGTTTCGTTTTCACAGGTGAGAATGATGCAGACATCATGCACAACTCTGTTACTATCAACCTGAATGTTCTTGAGGAACAGAGGTTGATTAATGAGAGGGTAGGTTACAACAAGACTAAAATCTTCTACTCTGGGTCAGCATGTATGTACCCAGAGCACAATCAACTTGACCCTGACAACCCAGATTGTAGTGAAGAATCAGCATACCCAGCAGCACCAGACTCAGAGTACGGATGGGAGAAACTCTTCTCCGAGCGTCTCTACCTTGCTTATCATCGTAACTATAGTATTCCTGTTCGTATTGCTAGATATCATAACATCTTCGGACCAGAAGGAACCTGGACTGGAGGAAGGGAGAAGTCACCAGCGGCAATGTGTCGGAAGGTAGCCGAACTCCCCGATACTGGTGGCACCATTGAGGTGTGGGGTGACGGTGAACAAACTCGTTCATTCCTCTACATTGATGAGTGTATTGAAGCCACTCGTCGTCTGATGAATAGTACCTTTATTGGTCCTGTTAATATTGGATCAGAGGAAATGGTTAAGATTAACGAACTGGTTGAAACAGTTGGACGAGTATCTGGTAAGGTAGTACGAAGAAAACATAAACTTGATGCACCTCTTGGTGTTCGTGGTCGTAATAGTAACAACGATCTGATTCGATCTAAGTTAGGATGGGACTACGAACAAACTCTTGAAGAGGGAATTCGTAAAACATACATTTGGATTGAGGAACAAGTTAATGAACAGAATCAGTGATTACACTAACCTTTGTGATCGAATTGTTACTTTCTTAGAACAGTATCGTAAAGATAGTGGGATGGATAGTTTTGTTGTTGGTGTATCTGGAGGCATTGATTCTGCAGTTGCATCAACACTGGCGGCACACACTGGATCACCAGTGTATGTTCTGGGTATGCCTATTCATCAGAAACCAGAACAAGAGAACCTATCAGATGAACATATTCATTGGTTGAAGATGAACTATCCGAATGTGAGAGGTTTGAAGTACGATCTCACCAATGTGTTTGAATCTTTCAAAACTGCACTTGGTGATGAGGGTGTAGAGGATCTTCCTTTGGCTAATACTCGTTCTCGTCTCAGGATGGTGACTCTGTATCAGGTGGCTGGACTGCATCGTGGTCTGGTTGTTGGTACAGGTAATAAGGTTGAAGATTATGGTGTAGGATTCTATACTAAATACGGTGACGGTGGAGTTGATATTGCACCGATTGCTGATCTTTATAAATCTGAAGTATGGGAACTTGGAACACACCTTGGAGTTAATCCAAGGATCGTAACAGCACCTCCTACCGATGGGTTATGGGATGATGGCAGAACTGATGAGGAGCAACTCGGTGCCTCTTATCAGGATCTAGAGTGGGTAATGGAGAGTAAGATCTTTGATCATTGTGATAAACCACTTGAGGCAACTCAATGGGTTGGTAAAGATCTTGATCCTATTCAACTTACTGCTATCAAGCAGTATCATAAGTTCAACACCCAGAACAAACACAAGATGGAACCTATTCCTACATTCAAACTATGAAAATTGGAGTTATCGGGGCAGGCAGATTAGGTATCTGCTTTGCTCTACTCTGTGAAAGAGCAGGGTATGATGTCCTTGTATCGGACATTCGTGAAGATTATGTGAATAATCTAAACCAAAAGAAGATCACTACCAACGAACCAGAGGTAGAGGATCTTCTTCGTGTCTCTAAGAATTTTAGAGCTACTACAAATAATAGAGAGGTGATTGATGAGTGTGATCTAATCTACACTTTGGTACAAACACCCTCCAATGATGATGGATCTTATGATGTCTCTGCAGTTTGGAATGTTGTGGAAGACTTCAAAGGAGTTACAGATAGAAAGTACTTTGTAGTTGGTTGTACTACCAATCCTGGTGACTGTGACCTGTTTAGATCTCAACTTCCTAGGAATATTAAGGTGCTTTATAACCCTGAGTTCATTGCACAAGGAAGTATTGTCAGTGATTTGAAGCAAGCAGACATGGTTCTTCTTGGTATTGATCATGAAGATTATGATCTTGTCAAAGATATTGAGAAACTCTACAAGAAGATTCAGACGACAAGAGCGATTGTCTGTACCATGAGTACAAAGAGTGCAGAGATCACTAAGATTGCAGTCAATTGTTTTCTCACCACCAAGATTAGTTACGCCAACATGTTGGGTGATGTTCTCAACATGGCAGGATGTGGTGATGAGATCACTGCAGTTCTGAGAGCAGTGGGTGCTGATACTCGTATTGGTAGAAAGTATCTCAACTGGGGTCTAGGATACGGTGGCCCGTGTCTTCCCCGTGACAACAGAGCCTTCGCTCACTTCGCAAAGAGTGTAGGACTGGAATACAACCTGGGATATGTAACTGATGGTTTCAACAACGAACATGCAAAGATTGTGTGTGACTATTGGGCAACCATGAATAAGAGTTGGAAACCTTTCTACATGGAATACATTACATATAAGAAAGGAACTGATATTCTGACAGAGAGTCAACAGTATCGTTTGGCAGTTGATCTTCTGGATAGAGGACATAAGGTCTACATCCAGAATGACTCTAGGGTCACACCTCAGGTCTCTGAGTATCTTGACAATACCTATGGCAATCGTGTAAGGTTTGTGGATAACAAAGACAACATCAACGAAGACTATTTCATCGTAAACCTATGATTGGATATGACAGACTCGGAACGAATGGTCGTTTCGGTAACCAACTATTTCAGTATGCTGCCCTAAAAGGTATCGCTTCACATCACGGTTATGATTGGTGTATTCCTCCTGATTCTCATGAGACATACGCTAACTATGGGATGCATCATCCTTTTAACCTGACTAATATGTCTGAGAAGAATATTGGTTTTATCAATCAGGATGTTTCTCCTGGTGCAATGAACTCCTTTATCAGTCTG